ATGTTGCATCAAATTCTGTTCTTAAAGGTAAGTTTCTAGTTACCAATCTTTGTAAATGCCAGTGACTTGTTGTCTCACTTGATATAAATGAGTTTGCTGAAGTACCTTCTTTAAATTGAAATCCAGTTAATCCATCTATGTTATCAACTTGATCCGCAGGAACATCGACTAGTAATAAAGATTTTGTATCTTCTGACAAGTCTTGATATCTTTTAGAGACCGTTCCGCCAAGTCCCGTAATCGCCGTATTAGCAGTATCACCTGCTTGGTCAATTTTAACTATGAATTCTGCCATTCTTTTTCCCCGAGTTTCTTATATTCGTTTATTATATCTATTTCAAGTGTTGGTATAGATACAATCTTTTCTAGATGCTTACGAAATCTATTGTCGAAAACATCGTGTTGTTCATTATATTTATCTACATAGTAACGTTTTACTCCTTCGAAGCCGGTATATTTGTTGCTTTTAGCAACCACTTCAAACCCTCCTGCAGAGTAATAGTGCTGTCTTTTAATGTAGTTCATTATGATTCTTAAATAGGCACCAGGAGTTTTACTTCCTGTATTACTTAAAACTGCATCATCTAACTTCTTACCTTCTTTATATTCAGTTACTATTTCATCATTTGCTTTTTTAACATCAAATAATGTTGTTTGTTGCAACTTATCGTACTCTAAGTATGCCTTATCTTGCATATTTAAGTGTGTATGCTTAATTGTTTTGTATGTGCAAAGTGCTAAACTAGTATTATAATAATGCAAGTTACCCAAGTCACACCCTTTATCACTGAAGAATAAATCATACACCATAGAGTTATTCTCTGGTATAAGTTGTGGTATATCAGGCTGTGGGCCTGGAGCCATTCTTGGTATAAAGAAGTTTCCTCCTATTGCTACATCCTCTCCTATAATGTCAAACATTTTTAAATGTAAACACAACTGAGGACTAGTACACTTGTAAGCAGTTCCGTAACTAATAAACTCTCCGTTGTCAAAGAAGTTTGCAAAGTTTACGTCTATGAATTGATATGGTATGTCTAACTCTTCGCAAGTTTGTACTGCATATTGTATATCATAATCATTATAGCATACTCCATTATCCATCCATCTGCCTATAAAACATTTCACATTTCTGTGTTTGTGAAACAGTCTAAGCATTATATCACTGTCTAATCCGCCACTACAACACACATTTATATCTTTGTGATTGCTAGTTACTTCTAGTATGTTATCACTCCAACTTAAATCGTTAGATGTTTTATCTTTGAAATTGAACATTACTCTATTTGTAATGTTGTCTATTAGTATTGTTTTGTCTTGATAATCTCTTTGTTCCATATTATGCCAAGCCAGCAAATACATTAAAAGAGCCACTCATAATAGGATGTCCGCAAGTTGTTAAATCTCCCATCCTTGCTACAGGTCTACCATTGAAGAGTACTGCCATAGGTGGAGAAAACGCACCACTGGCAATTTTGCTTACAGCACAGGTTGGTACATCAGGTGCTGGTGGGTGAGGAGTAATAGAGTCGCCTAGTAGTGCGGCTGGTATGCCGTTAACTAGTACTGGTCCAAATATGCCTACACCAATTGCTCCTGGTCCTATGATAGGTCCTATTGCTGAGTCTAAAAAAATTCTTGCTACTGGTCTCATACAAGTATTTATCTACTGTAAATACTAGCCTGTTAAGATTTGTTTGTCAGGTGAGGAAGGTCTAATTATGTTTGATGTACTTTGCTGATATGCGTCTGCAACTTCAGAGTCTGTTCCAACTAGTGCTAAAACACTATTGATATTGATTGTTGTAGGGCCAGGCTTACAACTAAAGATCCAAGGAACTAATCCAACTCCGCCTTGTGGTGTAGGACTAAGTGCTAATGGTTTATCGATTGATAAGGAAGTATCATCAGCCTCTTGAAAACTAGCAACGACTTCTTCGCCACTTGCTAATTTAATTGTTATAGTATCGTGTTTTGTTAATTTGTCTAGTATTGCTTTCATACAACTACTTATGTTGTATTATAGACTGAAGCCTTTGAAAGTGGTATCGTCGACATCTTGTTTAGTACCACCAATAACGTAACTACTGATTTCTGTTTCTTGAGGTGCTACTTGAACACTACCTCCAGTAATCCAAGACTGAGTCCAAGGTAAAGGATTTGTGCCTGTACTGAATGGAGTATCTAAACCTACTGCTCTCATTCGTTTACCAGCAATAAATTCCACATACTGTTTTAGCAGTTCTGCATTCAATCCAATAATGCTACCATCTTTGAATAAGTAATCTGCCCAAGCCTTCTCTTGTTCAACTGCATCAAAGAACATTTGTCTACATTCTTCTGTAGACTCTTTTGCAATCTTTTCAAAGTCTTTGTCTTCACGTGGTAATAGTTTTAACATTTGTTGCGTACTTGCCAAGTGAACATTCTCATCTCTGGCAATAAACTTAATAATTTTTGCATTACCTTCCATCTTTTTAAGTTCTGCAAATGCCCAACTACAAGCAAATGATACATAAAAACGTACGCCTTCTAATATGTTTACACTCATTAAACATTTATAAATGCGTCTCTTATGCTCGTACTCGTCGTATTTTTTGCTACCCTGTTCTCTTAATAAATTGTACTCTATTAATTTGTCATAATTTTCTGTGATGCTGTCTGCACAATCACATATCTCTTTGATGTCTAACATCTCATCAAAAACTTTGCTGGGGTCAGGATATACGTTTCTGATAATATGTGTATAACTTCTACTGTGAATAGTTTCACTGAAGGCCCAAGTTTCAATCCAGGTCTCTAATTCTGGAATACTAACTATAGGCAAGAAAGCAAGATTAGGTGAACGACCTTGTACACTATCAAGTAGTATTTGTCGCTTCAAGTTACTTGTAAAAATATGTTGTTCAAAGTCTGTTAAGTCCTTAAAGTCTTTGCTATCTTTGGTAATGTCAACTTCTTCTGGTCTCCAAAAGAAACCAAGTTGCTTGTCAGTTAAATTATCAAACTGTTTGTACTTTAAAATATCAAACCTCTGCATTCCAAGTCCACCATTGGAGTCCAAGAACATCTTAGCCTTTGTGTGGTCTGATTTATTTTTTACGTCTAATACACTCATTATATTTTACAACTCTCGCAATCTTCGTCATCTAGTTCGCCCATAGGCAAATCTTCTAGTTTTTCATCTTTGTTAATGTCTATCTCACCTTGTCCATCGTATGTGTTATTGTAGTATAACTGTTTACCACCATACTTATAAAACATTAGAAGATCCTGAATCAGTACACTCATTGGCACTTTTTCATCTTCATAGTGTTCTGGATTGTAAGAAGTATTTACCGAAATCCCTTGGTCAATGTACTTTTGTAGCACAGCCATTATTTTTAAGTAACCCTGTGGGGACTTCTGCTCCCATAGTAAATCATATTTATTCTTGTAGTAAGGAAACCCAGGGACGACTTGTTTGAGAATACCGTGTTTGCTTTGTTTAATACTTACAAAACTACGTGGTGGCTCAATGCCGTTTGTACTATTACTAATTTGTGCAGATGTTTCACTAGGCATAAGTGCCATCAGTGTTGAGTTACGAATGCCTGTGTCTTTTAATTGTTGTCTTAAAGTTTTCCAGTCTTGCCTTTCTTTGTGTTTAACTAAATCATCGACATCCTTTTTGTATGTCTGGTTAGGTGTTATGCCTTGTCCGTATTTTGTTTCCGTTGTGCCAGGACAAGCACCTTTTTCTACTGCGAGATCGGCACTTGCTTTAATTAAACTGTAACTCCAGGCCTCTGCCCATTCATCGACTAGTTCTAAATTAGGATCTTGATAGGTTGTATCGTGTTTTGCTAACCAATATGCAAAGTTAATAATACCAATGCCTAATGGTCGTCTTTTCATTGTGCTGAGTTCTGCCGCTAGTACTGGATACTCTTGATAGTTTAACAGTTCATCTAATCCTCTAACTGCTAGATTACAAACTTTATCCATATCAGCAAAGTCTTTTATAACTCCCCAATTAACAGCACTCAATGTACACAAACTGATTTCGCCTTCTTCGTCTGCAATATTATTCAAAGGCTTAGTTGGTAAATTAATCTCACAACATAAATTACTTTGTCTAATAGGTGCAACATCTTCTAAGAATGAACCGTGTGTATTTGCGTGGTCAACATTCATTAAATAAATTCTACCTGTGTCTTTGCGTTCTGTTACAAAAGCACTGAACAAGTCAATAGCAGGAATACTTTTCTTTCTGATGCTTGTCATTCTCTCTGCTTTCTCATATAGTTCCTGGAACTTGTCTTGATCCGCAAAGAAACTTTCGTATAATTCAGGCACGTCTTTAGGTGAGAACAATGTAATGTTACCGCCACTTATGAGTCTTTCGTACATTAGTTTGTTAAACTGTACACCGTAGTCCATGTGTCTAACACGATTGTCCTCTGTACCTTTGTTGTTCTTTAATACTAGCAAATCTTCTACTTCTAAATGCCAGATAGGATAGTATAATGTAGCGGCTCCGCCTCTTACACCACCTTGACTGCAACTCTTAACTGCTGATTGGAATAGTTTATAGAAGGGGATAACTCCTGTGTGAGTTGCGTCTCCACTCCTAATAGGCGAGCCAATTGCTCTAATACTACCTGCACCTATGCCAATACCTGCCTTTTGACTTACATACTTAACTACGGCACTAGACGTTGCGTTAATGCTATCCAAACTGTCATCAGTTTCAATTAGTACGCAACTACTAAACTGTCTTTGTGGTGTACGCACACCTGCCATAACTGGCGTAGGCAAGGAAATTTTAAATGTACTGATAGCATCATAGTATGATTTCACATAACTCATTCTAGTTTCTGCTGGATACTTGCTGAACAATGTAGCCGCAATCATCATATATGCTACTTGTGGTGTTTCAAATATTTCACCTGTTGCTCTGTTCTGCACAAGATACTTACCACGGAATTGTTCCATAGCCGCATAAGTTAAAACTTCATCTCGGTCGTGTCTGATATAAGTTTGTAGTGTATTGATTTCTTCTTTGGTATACAGTTCTACAAACTCTGGATCATAGAAGCCTGAATCTATATTGTCTTGTATTATATCACATAAGCAAGGAGGCTCAAATGTATTATACACTTGCTTACGCAAATGGTAATTGATTAGCCTACCAGCAACATATTGATAGTTTGGTGTTTCTTCTGATATCAAATCTGCGGCACTTTTAATAAGTGTCTCTTGTACATCTTCAGTTACTATACCATCAAAGAATTGTATGTTACTGTTTATTTCAACTTGACTGGCACTTACACCTGTAATGCCTTCACAAGCATATTGTACTACCTTGTGTAGTTTGTCGATGTTTAAATCTTCAAGGGTACCGTCTCGTTTTCTTACTTGCATAATCAATCCTTACTGACTGTCGACTAATGCTTTAAATTCTGTGAATCCGCCAATCTTTTCCCCATCTACTATAATTTGTGGGAATGTTCTTGCTGTTGGGAATGTTTCGAACAACTGTTCTCTTGTGAAATCTTCATCTAACATTTTGTATGTTAGTTCATATCCTTTTGACTCTGCTAGTGCTTTTGCTTGAATGCAGTATGGACATTGTGGTTTGCTGTATATTTCTACTATCATTTACTTTACTATCCTTTGTATGTCTGAATTCTTTCCTATCGTATTAAAGATTAGAAAATCTTCCTTAATGTTATTATAATTATCTATCTTGCCAGGTGTAATATTAAAACATTGATTGTCTATCATAAAAACTAATCCTGCTTGACCAGTGATATGATTATCTACTATATGCCAAGTTGCATTATTATAGCACACTTTATCTAGTGCTGTCAATGTATCAAATAATAAAAGATTAACTCCGCTGTAACAAAACATTTTGTTTGTTAAGATATCCCAGCAATCGGGCCAGAACTTGTGAGTGTAATAATCAAAATTGTTACTATCATATTTAACCAAATTGAAACTTTCAACTATGGTTTCAGGTGAACTAGAGGCGTGAATTTCCCTGAACTCTCTCCAGGCGTCTAATCGTTTTTGAGGTGTTGTAAATCTATCTAATATCATCCAAGCCATTTACGGACAATAAACTTCATATTGACAGTTTGTCCTGTGGCATTGGTTGTACTAGTTACAATATTTGAACCAGAGAAAGCACAAGTAAATGTTACTCCTCCTGATATACCATTGGATAGTTCTACCCCTTGGTCGTCTAACGATGCTACTGAGTTTGTGCTGTCTGCTGTGATGAATAGTTGTCCTGTTTTCCTATAGTAAGTTGAACCGCTCACATACTTTAAACTGTATTCTACTACAACTACATCATTGATTGTGCTATCAAATGTTAAATCTGCATTCGTAGTTGGCCCACCATTCAAAATACTTGTTTGTAAAGGTTGGCTAAACAATGTTGCTGACTGTACAGATGCTAAACCAGTTAGTAGTTTTAAGTTAGTGTTAAGGTCCATTAATCCTTGTATCTCTGAACTTGTTGTTTCGTAATATAACTTATTGGCTAAGTCTACAAAGTTCTGTGTTTCACGTTTACCTAAGAATGTAATCTCTTTGGTGTCAGTATTAATAGATGGTGCATAAACACTTGTATTAGCACTGGAAGGATTTCTTGCATAGTGTCCTGCATATTGTACATCATTAACAATATTAACTGTATTGGAACCTACTAAGTCATCTAGATACTTTTCAAGTTGTCCTTTAATAGAATTATCTGCTTTGCTAACAGTACCACCTGACATCTGCAAGTTACCAGGTATGCTATCAAATGTAACATCTAACCCTGTATCACTTGCCAAATAAATCCTGTTGCTGTTATTAGGTACTTCATATGCTTTAATAAATGTATTAGCATTGTTAACCGCATTTACTATTGCAGTTACAGTACTTAATCCATTAAGACTAACAGTGGCGTTATTGTTTACATTCGCTGTTTCTTTAACAACAATGTTATCTGAACCACCAAGAGGTGTTCCTAATACTATGTTTGCTGAAGATTCCACATAAGGTGTTAAATGTATATTAGAGTTAAGTGCTATCCAACCTGTTGAATTAACACTATCAAAAACCACTTGGTCACTTGGTACTCGTCTGTGAGTTGGTACATTATATTCTTCATTAAAACCTTTCTTACCACTTGCTCCAATGTTGCTCGTAGACTCTAACAGATGTCGCACAGCGACGTTTCCATAGAAGTTTAGAGTAATAGTATCACTTGAAGCAGGTGTTTGCCCAAACTCAATCTTTTGTACGCCTGTTTGGTTTGTACTGCTTTCTATTCTGTATTCATTACTACTTAAATCTTGCTTGTTTGTTACAGAACTACCAGTAAGTAATTCTCCATTTTTCATAACAACAACGTCAGATGCAGTAAATCCTGCATTGGTAGTTTGGTTTTGAATAATAGTAGTATTAGTACTGTTGGTAATTGCTGTTCTAAATACAGGTCCTGCATATAGATGCCCTGCACCATCATTACAATCAAAAGTAAATGAATCTGTTACACCGTCAAACTCTGATGAGCCTAACTTTTTACTTGGTAATGTGAATCTTATAAAATTATTGTTTATGAAGTTGTTAGCATAAGTAACACCACTTAAAACATTGTTGACTGTTGCAACATTATGTTTAAGTCCAGTTGTATCATAGTCTGGATCTAATCCAATATATACTTCATTACTGTCTGTTGCTAATCCAATTTCACCTGGACGTAATGGAGAAGGTAGGTCTGCTTTTAAACCTCTTCTATTTTGAATCCTTGATATTACTATTTTTGCCACTTATTAAAACTCCGTTAGTGTAAGTATTTATCATTTCTGGAGTTTGTAATAATCTTCTAATCTCAGTAACCATTTCTTCGTGTACTCTTCGAACTCGTCACCTTCTATTGTAAACTCTTTGAAATCACCTTCTCTGTCTATCATAAAAATAGTTACTCGATTGATGTCTGTTTCAAACATTTCATTGTGTGCAATAGCATAAGCACACCCTTGCATAAAGTAATCTTCAATCCATTCACGTTTTTTAATTTTTCTAGCAGTCTTAAAGTCTATGATAGTAGGTTTGCCTTCGTAAACTCCTATACAGTCACTTGTTCCAGCAAATAATCCTTTTGCAATTAGTCCTACTTCAACACCCCATATCTCATCTACTTTGCTAACACCTTCGGTAATCATATTGTTTACCATAGGTCTTGCCATTTCTGAAATAACGTTGTTGCCTTTGATTTCGTACTCTTCGCCCAGTATGTATTTCTCAATAGCATTATGTACTTTGGTACCTAAGCCTGCGGCTTCTGAACTAATTCTAGTTGCTTCTTGCTCACCTACACGTTTACGCCAAGCAATTAAACCTGACTTATCGCCTGTTGCAGATAGTATTGTTGTAACACTAGGAACAGGATTGTTATCCTCACCAGTGTATTGTCGTTGTCCTGATTTTGCTGTTACTCGTTTTAGAGCGGGGTAGTTGTATTTCTCGTTGAGAAGACTTACCAAGTTATTGTCCATATAAGTGTGTTACCTGTTGTTGAGTTATTACTTATACTTACCGTATATCCTAAATCAGTGAAGTGTTTCTTGACTACGTTGATTTGGTCACTCTTGTTTGCGTCTGTTGTAACACCATTATATGCTTGGTAGTATGGTACTCCTGAGGTAATGGTTGTGCCTGTGCTAACACTAACTGCTAGGTTGCCGGCATCTACTTGGGTTAATACGTTGGCTTCTAATGCTCGTATTTCGTTTAGTATGAGTGTACTATTTCTAGTTCTTCTTCTTGCTGTTGTGGCGTCTATAAAAACTGTGCTCATACTAGGTCGTCCTTGATACCTGCCATAGCATTGTCGTTTGCCATATCATTCACTCTGTCTCCTAATTGGTCTTGTCTTTCAGCGGAAATATCTTGTACTTCTGCTTCACTATCAAGAGTAACTTCAGTGTCACTTACAGATTTTACTGCAGGTATATCATTTAAAATTGTTTTTAGATATTCATCATCTATACTGTGATTCATATCAGTAAGGTTTTTTATTAGTTTATTAAAGTCTAGGCTAAGAAGTTTTTCTCCCTTAGCAAGAAATATCATATCACGAACGTCTGACTTCAAAGCGGCGTCAGAATCTAACTCATTGATGATATTAAAGAGTCTCATATTACTTGAGTTCTCTTCCTAAAGGATCATCTTCAGGACCTGCATTAGCATCTGCTCCTGCAAAGTCATCAATTCCTCCTAGTCCGTCTAAATCGTCCATTCCATCTAAGTCACTAACAGCATCTATTTCTGAATCTGGATCTTCCATATCCATTGATGTCATTGTTTCTCCACCAGTAACTCCGCCTATAGCACCGTCAACTTGCTCTTTAGCATCTTTCAATTGACCTAATAGTCCTTCTAATGCTGAACCAACTGTTTCACCAAATGGTTGTGCTTTGTCAACACCTAACTGACCTCTCATTTGGTCAACAATAGCAGGTAAGTCTTCGTTGAATGCTCTACCTATATCTTCTACTGCGTCTTGAATTTGGTCACTCAATGCTCTTGCGGCTATTACTACTTCTGCTTCTTCTACTTCTACATCTTCAGTAATAAACTCGTCTGGGTTGCTATCTATATATTCGTTAATTAATTTAAGTGTTTCTGCTAACTTTGTTTCGTCTAAACTTTTTAAGAACTTCATTGCATCAGGAATCGATGCATCAATGCCTTTGCTTTTTAAAATTGAACACATTGCTTTTGCCTGTGACCTATCGTCACCTGAAGCACTTGATCCTAATTTTCTATAGGCGTGTTTGTATTTAGGTAACTTACCATCAACTGCATCAGTGTATTCACTACTTGCAACTGCTTCGGCTTCTGCTTCTCTTAAATTGTTGATATGCTCTTGCACCATCTCACCTAGTTTAAACATAATCATATCTGATGGATACCTAACTGGCATAATCTCATAAGATTTTCTAGCACTATCCATTGCTTGATCATAATCATCACCGGTTGCCATACAACCGATTGCGTGGTCTTTTAATTCACTTAGACATTGCTCGTAAACTTCTCCTTCATAATACATTCCTTCTGCTAACATATTTGCATAAACTGATTTAAGCATAATGTTTTTAGCATACAATGGGTCACGTTGAAAAGTTGGAGAGTTTGCTTTGATATTTACAATGTTCTCTTCAGTTGCTCTCATATTTTCTTGAAGTTTTTTTAATGAACTAACTTCAACAGTATAACCGAATTGTTCTTTAAGGTCAGTAGAAATTTTAGATACATTTTCTAAATTACTATTTTTAAATTCTTTAACTAACATAATAGATTCCTTAATATATTGTAAGTATTTATCTATTATGCAAGTTTAAAAGATGTTTTCAGATAAACTTTCAATACTCATAATAGCAATATCTAGTTTTTCTGTGCTTACTGAGTGCTTTGCAACGTAGATATCGTACTTATCATCGGTGTATGGGTCTGATTGCTCCATTAGATGTTCATATAATGATACTTCTGCTAATGCACTTACATATTTTCTTTCTAATTTCAATAGTTTTGTAATGGTATTATCTTCTTCTGTGAAGATTTGTGCATTCAAACCTGCGGCAATAAACCTAGCAACACCTACTAGCAATATACTTGAGTGTACATCTTCATCATCTTTGACACTATAAACTGTATATGATTCGTCATCTTCTATGCACCAATCAAACATTTCGTTTGAGTGTACATAGTCCTCGATTAAAGACTCTAATAGATTAGATATAGTTTTTTTGTTTGACGTGTTTGTAAGCATTTGTACCATCCTTTAGTTTAACTAATTTCACAATATCTCTTTGACGCATTTGGTCTAATAGATAATGTTCCCTTTCTGCCAATCCTTTTTTTGCGATTGGACCGAATTCTTCTAATCTCTCAAATAACTGAGACTCTTGACTGTTTAAAAATGTTGTATAGCCTTTACTGTTAGTTATACTTCTCATTTGTCGTAGATGCCTTTTCCTATTGCACCTTTAATTGATGTATGCTTACTTTTCTTCTTTGAAGGCTTTCTTTTAATTATGTTTCCGCTGTTCATATTGTGCGCCACACTGGCTACTGCACCTGCACTAGTGGCTCCTGCACTAGCACTTTCTTCTATATTATAGTACATTTCAAATACTTTGTCAATGTCTTTTGCCTTCATAATACTATTTATTCGTTTTAGTGTAGTCTGCCGACTAGTTTTGCAATACTTTTAGCATTGGTATGAGACTTTACATCGTCTGGCATTAAAAAATAAAGATATCGTAGAACGTCTTCTGGAGCAAAAATAAACTTTGTTTCTAATGCTTTTTCAAGTTCTATGTTGACTTGTCTTTTTATTAAGTCTCCCATTTCCATTGTTTGTAATTGTTTAATAGAGTCGTCCATTGCTGTTAGTAAATCCTTAGATTCTCTATAAGATTCCAGCACACTGATTGCATCCTGAGGCGATTTTGTTTCTTGTAATTTTCTAAAAAACTCGTTAGTGGTTTCAACTCTGATAGGAAGTTTTTCTGCATAGGATCTAAACACTGAAAGAAATGTTTTAATTACATCTATACTTTCATCTATAGACTCGTATGCTTTGTCAGGTAATAACTTTAGTAGGTATGTTGACCGGAATACCTTTGCTACACCAATTTTGCTTTTGCTAAGTAGTTCATCTTCAGGAGGAAACTCTGGGTAAAGTTCATCGCCTGTTAATTTGTTTAGTTTGATGTCTACATCTTTTTGCTGGTCATAAGCCACTACTCTGTTGGGGTAACGTTTAATCAAACTACTCCACATTCTCTGTGCAGATGGTGTTTGAGTATAGTCTGAATATAAGGGCACATTCTTCCAGGCACTAAAGGCAATGTACAGTTTCAATGCTCTACCTTGTCCTTGTATACTAGGATCTAATGCTGTTGTTAAAACTTTGTAGCCGTCTTTATATTGCTCCAATGTTAGATATCCTAAAATTTCTTTTTTATACTGAGGACTTGTTGGATCTTGTTTTGCTGGTGTTCTCGAAACGAAGTCCTTAACTTTCTGAATAAATGTCTGCTTGGGTAAATCATTTGCATCCTCCACATTCTTTATGTAAAAAATAAACAGTTTACCATCTTTGTACCATACTTCTGTAGGACTTTGTATTGTAGGTATAGGTCCTAGACTTGTACCTGCACGATAATCTTTCTCAGGATCATAATCATATCTAGGTGTTGTGTCTGTTGTGGCAATACGATATGCGTTTGGCGGAACTCCTTTAAAAGTATCAGCACCTTTTTTAAATGGTGCTTCAATCAAAGTATTAAGTTTGCTCTTCCACTGTTGTTCTTTGCTTTCTGTCTGCTTACTGCTTTGTAATTCAGGCATAGCATTTAACTCTTCTACTGATTTATCTGATACTTTTAATACTGTAACTGCATTTACTTGTAATCTTTTTGCGGCTTTTAATCTATGATGTCCATTAATAATTCTATTGTTTTTATCAATGATAATAGGCTTATCTTTATACTGCGGATCTTTGTTGCCATAAAAGTCGTTCATTACTTTTCTAACTAAGTCTGGTTTTAAATCTTTAGGGTCTTGAGATGGCACAATATCATCTCTATTAAAATCGTCTATTCTTTCATATTTTATTTTATTTTTGATTAAGTCAGGCTCTTTGACTTGTACCATATTCTTTCTTGCTATTCTTTTACTAAAAATCGTATCAAAGGCTTCTTGGTCAAACATTTCTTTTGCAATGTCTTCCTCTAATGATTCTGCTAATCTAATAACACCACAAGCAACTCTATCACCTGCGTTACCTGTTTTTAAACTTTCGTCATCTCCACCATTGCCTAAGTCGTCTTCATCTTGATGTAAAACAAATGCTCTGCCAACTACACTATACTCGCCTACTAGGTCTATCCTAGGAGCAACTATTTTAAATTTTGCAACACCGTCTTGGTCTGCAACCACATTGCCTAAATCTCCTATGTGTCCTGATTTTATATCACCGTGGTCAACACCGTGTGGGTTGTAATGTCCACCTGCACTTTCACAACCTTTGCTAAGGTCACCAAATTCGTGTATATGAAATCCGTGTTTGCCTGGAGTTAGTCCTTTAAAGATACCTTTAATAATTGTTTCTTCATCGGGTTTTTGTGTTACTGTAGCATAGCCTGTAAAGCCGTCTATCGACTTATGTTCAAATTCGCATACTGCTTTAACAGTTTCTTGTGCTTCTGTAATAGCATTTACTTTGTCGCATTGGCACTTTGACTCTTTTGTCCTAGGACACTTATCGACTACTATGCTTTTAAGTCTCAACTTAAACTCCTAGGTTGATTTTTGTTAGTTGTTCTTTTGGCATTCTGCTTTTTGCAAAATGTCTTACAATTTCTCTAGCATCACTCTTTGCTCCATACCTTGCGTGTAAGTCTTTAAATGCGTCTAACATTTCAGGAACTGGTAATGCCACAAAGGCTTTCATTTGTAATTTATAATTGTTTACTGGAAATTCTACAGACAATATATCATTTATATCTTTTACTCTATCTACTTCAGTCATCATTAATGATTCACTAATTGCGTTTGCTTTGATTGTTAATTTTAATTTGTTTGCTAACTCTTCGTTTGCTTTCTTCTTGCCACCTTTCATATTAGCACACCATTGATACATTTTGCCTTTCTCACCACTATACTTTTTAGCCTTTGCTTTCAAATCAGTAACTGAGCCTTTACAACTAGCACCTGCTTTCTTTACTCTGCCTGGTCTGCTTTTGCCTTTCTTCTTGCCGTCAGCGAAATTTTCTGGTACTTGTTTGAAAAAAGTAGTTGATTTAACCTTAGTCCATACTTTCCCACTTTGGTCTTTAACATCAACTGTACCTGTATTAACATCTACTTTTAGTACATCATATGGTGCACCGTCACCTAATGTTACCTTATCGCCTACTTTGTGTAAACTTTTTGGTAGTGCCTGTGGGAAGGCATCCTTGAACCCATTTGGTAATATACTTATACCCTTAGTATTTAAATACTTCTCAATAGGAAATAATGCTGGCCCTGTTCCAGGTATCATTGACGTTCCGGCTACAAAGGTTGTTATACCTAACAGTTTTAATAAATCTTTAAACTGTTTGTTGGCTGTATCAATTTCTCCTGAACTTGCTTGATTTTTCAATGCACGTCGGTAGACATCCATCATCTCTTTTGTTTCGCCTGTCTCAATAGACAATGCTTGTTTTAACTTAGCAAAATTTTCCTTAACGCCTTCGTCTATTTGTACATTTTGTACATAAGTACCATCTTTAGTGTGATAGTATAACAGTTCTGCGGCGTCCGGGTGACCATATGGTTTTTTATTAACTAATTCTATATAATTAGGATCTGTTAGTCCTTGTAAAAATACTTCTCCATCTTCATAGGCTTGGTTACCATAACTGGTCATTATGCGATACTGTTTACCGTCTATGTCTTTTATAAGTACACCATCACCTTGATCCACCTGTGCTTGGTCCCTCCATTCATCGAAGGCTCTTTGTGCTTCTTCTGGTGAGAAGTAAGGTGGATAACTTACACGTTTAGGCTCTGTTTTATTAATTGGAACTACTTCACCTTCGTTCTTTACACAATTAGGAACTGTTTTACCAAACATTTTCTTTGTGCCTTTCTTCTTGTATCCTTTCCAGCAACGTGTTCCTTCTAATACTTTGGATTCGCTTACAATACGCAACTGCTCTAGTAAAGGCAGTTTATCAAATCTATCAAACACACTTTCATTACTACGTTGTAACCTAAGTGAGCCTAGGGATAATGCGTCTTGATAATCTAAAGGTACACCGCCACCTTCTTTGTTTTGTTGTATAGCCTGTAATACAGCAGTTTTCATAGTAATTGTATTACCGCTGTTGTTTAGGAAATTAACAAGATTATTTACGTCTCCTCGTTTCACATAGTCGTTCATTCCCATAGCCATCATATTATTAAATAATGTATGATTTGCTCTTGCTTTGTCGTAATCTGAATCAAACTCTTTTTCTGGTGGTGTTGATATTGTATTATCACTATCACTATTACTATACATAGTGCTTACATCATCGCCATCACTACCGTCTGCATTCTTTCTAAAATAGTTTCCACCACTTACATTGTAGTTGTCTTTGATATATTTTTCTGCTTGTTTAACTGCGGCGGCCCATCTTTTTAATCCAATTACGTTTTTACCGTCTTCGTCGGTTTCAGCAGGTCTCCATTCGTGATTGCCATCGGTTCGATTATATATAACTCTCAATAACTCTGCACCCTGGTCGTTAACACCGCGTTCTATTCCTAAATAGTCTGCCAAGTTTTTCCAATCTGTTGCACTTGCTATACCATTTGAGGAGCCACCATCTAAAGGATCTATTCCTGCCGCTGTGGCTAACTTGTCTAATGGTTTGCCTAAATCGTCTGGGTCTATATCTACATCACCGTCTAAAACTTTGTTCAATACATCTTGTAATGCTACTTTAAAACTACTGTTGTTATCATAACCTGATTGTTCTTTTTGCTTCATAACCTTAGCAACAATATCTTTCATTTTTGCTGGGTATTGCTCCCAATCAAATGCATCGAAACGTTTTTGACTTGCGTCGTCTTCCATATTTGACCAACTGTCACTACTGTTTCTGTTTAGTGGTTCTCCACTTATAGGATTTTCTGTTTCTTCATCTGGAAATAAATCGTCTTGTCCAGTTGCACCTTTTCTGCTGTCTCCTTGATGAGTTATCTCAATACCAATGTCTTTTAGTTTTTCGTATATATCACCGTCACCTTTAATAATTGAATCACCAAAAACTAAGTCAGACCAACTATAACCATATAACCTAGTGAACCTGTTTAATATTTTTTTATAACCTTTTTTACGCCAAGTGTGATAATAGTTTTTGTTTTTTTCAAATGTATCAATAAGTTCTAAACCGTTTGTGGCATCTTCGGCATCACTCCAGTGACTGGAAGGTATAACCCACACTTTAGTATTGTTTACATTTTTGTTAAAGTGGTCTATGTGATTATCTAAATATGCCCCTCTGTCGTCATAGGTTTCATCTGTGATAGTATCAAAGAATTCTTTGTCTATGTACATCCAACTGTATTCAGGTATGTTTAATTTTGCTTTTGCATTGTCTCTGGTATTCTTTTCAAAGTCTTTGTTGCGTTTATCTAATCGGTTTTTGTTGGATATGTCTGCTTTTAAATCTATAAATCCTTCTGCTGTGAATATTTTATCTAAAGCATTTAAGAACTTTTTGTATCCTGCAAAGTGTGTCTTAATTATTTTATTTGCATCTGCATTTGTTCTGTAATGTTCAGATTGGCCTCCAGGCTGTTTTCCTTTGAAATAATATGGTAGCAAACTAAGACTGTTTCTTATTATGTAATCGTCATACCCAGTAACAAAATTATATGTATTATCATCGTCTTTGGACTTTTCTATAAAATCTAATGCTCTTTCAGTATCTCTTTCACCTAAAACTAATGCCCATTGGCTTATTGAGATTCCGTGTTCTTTTCGCATTTGCAATACTTGTTCGTAATCATATCCAATTGTGTCGATTAACTGCTCACCTACTTTGAGAAGTTGTGCTTTAATTTTATTATACTTGTCAGCATCATCTGTTTCTAAATTATTTAAATGATCCAATCTGTGTCTTAACTTTTGCACCATTGACATTTGAGCAACTTCTTCATATGGATCATCGCTTTTGATATTGACGTGATGGTCCGGACTTGTTGGATGTTCATATCCTTTATAAGGTTCTAAGAATTTTAATATATCTTTTGCCGAATCTTTACTTGTAATCCCATTGGTTTTTAACAATGATGTCCTTGTATTCCAGCCGTTGCCTTTTAACTTAGCAACAAATCCATTCAGTGTTCTTTCGTGATCTAATTCATTTAATGTATCTTGGACTTCTACTTTGTTGTTTGCAGGCGTTAAATTAACCAGTAAGTCTACAAGTTTGTCTCTTTTAACATTATCTTTAGAATCTTTGGACATAAAGAATTGCCACATCTTACTAGCAATAATATCCATATTTTGCGGAGTCAGATACTCCGGTTCTTTAACTATGTCTTGCCTGAATAAAGTATTCAACCCTTTCTTTAATCTTGCTACTTTTTGTTTGTCAGTACCATCAAAGTTAAAATTATCCATACTTGAAAAAGCAAGTTTTTCTATAGTCTCGTTTTTTAATTGTAGTTCTTTGGCAAACTTTCTAAATGCGGCAATGCTTTTAGCACTAACAGGTGCTCTGTTATTACCATCTGCTATATCTCTTGCTAACAACGTTAATGCTGAACCAAAATGGCCCTGTGCTTTGTCTAGTTCGCCTGCCGCTCTCTTGCTTGGCGCCATACTGTTAGGCTGTATATATCCTTTGATTGTTTCTTCTTCTATTTCAAATTTACTGCCAGTGCCTTTTTCGTAATCTTTTATTTCCTGCTTCCATTCTTTGTCAGCATTTGGTTGACTAAGTTTTTCATAGTTTTGCAAGTATTCAACACAACTATTTAAAAGTTTTATTACATCAAAGTAATCTTTTTTACCCACAATACTTTTGGCGGCGTCTATTACTTCGTGATTCACTACTTCTAAGTCTTTTAATTTCTTAGGATCTATTTCCTGTGACTTACGCAAAAGTCTGAATACTGCTTTTACATATTCTTCTTTAAAGGCATCTTCATCGTACCCTGCTTTCATTATTGTAGCATATCTGATTGTTGCCTTAAACACTTTATCAAACATCTCGTTGTAATCACTACCACCTGCAATACGGAATTCAATTAGGTTGTTGCCTGATGTTCTGTCTTCTTCACCTTTAAAATGTATTGAATTCATTTTACCACCGTCTATGCCTTTTGATAACATTTTCTCAAAATCTTTAAATGCCTTAGCATCTCCTCTCTTCATTCTCTCAGCATATTTTAATACACTTTGATATTGACTTTTTGAGTAACTATTTCTAAGTCTACCAAACTCTGCTAATAAGTATTCATCACCTAACAGCAATGCCATTTTTAATTTGTTTGGTTCTACTTCTTTCTCGCCCTGCCAACTCATAGTAATGTGTAAGCCTGTTGAACGGTTTGTGCCAAAGTTTCTTGCACTCCAGTCAAATAGACTTTTCATTTCTTTGAGCATTGCTCTGGGACTGTCAAATACAGGTGATATCAATTCTGCGCCAGTACCTTCATCTGCGTCAATACTGCTATCGTTTTCAACCGACCAACCTGTAGTAGTATTAGTATCTCCGTAATCTCCTGACTCCGGATAGTCTGGGAATTCACTGCTATCTTTAATCCAATTATGTAATTCATCTGCAACACCTTCAATAGAGCCGCCGGCATCTCCATAGTCATAACCATAATCACCTAGGAAGTCACTCATATAATTGTAGTTGTCATTTATCCAATCGCTCATACTGTAATCGTCTCTGGCGGCTTCTGTGGCTTCATCATCTAAGTCGTATTCTTCTCGGACAGCACCGTCTAACCAATTTTGGTATTCGTCTTCGTATTCTTCTTCGACATATTCTCTTACCCAATTTATATACTCCCAGCCATCTTCTTCACGGTTTTCGTATTCTTTAGGATCTTCCTCTTCAAAATTGTCTTTGTATCTTTCTACTGCTTCTGAACTTGGACCATCGCCACTATCTATAAAGTCGTTTAACCATTCTTCATCTTCTCTAACTTCTTGTATCTTATCTACTACTAAGTCATCTATATATTCTTCTTGTCCTTTGCTGTACAACCAGTCTTGATAATCTTCATATGCTTGTTCTGGTAAATCACCGTATTCGTATTCTATATCATCTATAGACATTTCTTCTATGTCTCTTCCATCAGATACATTAAAGAAAAATGTTTCTGCTTCAAATCCACACTTGACTGGAGCATCTATGGCTTCTTTGCCTATTTCTTTTCTATTAAAATTAATTTCGAAAAGTTCTGCAGGCTGTTCTTTTAAATGTTTCTTAGCAAGTTTATTTGTGAGTTTTCGATATTTGTTTTTGATTGATGTTGCTTTTTTAAGTTTATATTCTAATGCTATGTCTTCTACTGTTAAATCCTTTGACTTAACAATTTCCTTTCTTTTGTTCGTGTGTTGTACAACAACATCTTTTTCTCCTGCTGTAGAAATTACATCAACTTGGCTACCTTTCTTGTCTGTTGCTTTTATAGGTTCTTTTGCATTGTCTAGTGCTTTGCTAAAGTCAGTAGGCTTATTTGTACCTGATTTTAAATCATTGTATGATGTTCCGTAACCTTCTATAACTTTTTTAAATCTCATCGACGTCTCGCCTTATTCATACTTTGTACTCTTCTACTTGCTGGATTAATACGTTTTGTTCGTTGTGCCCTTCTCATCATTCTAGGACCCATTCTTCTTCTAGTCTTATTAAGTGTAATTCTTTTTTTGATATCAGGTGGTGCACTACATTGACTTGCTTTAGATACAAGCCTGCCTTTGCGTCTTCCACTAGTGCAACGAACTTTTTTGACAACCTGGTTTCCCTTTCTTGCCCAAACAATTCTTGCTTCTTTAATAATATCTTCTACTATCATATTCCTCTCGTGAGCAATGCTACTACTATTGCAAGTAAAGTAGTAAATACTCCTCCCATAATACCAATAAGCCAATTCTCTACTTTGTCGAATCGTTGCTTAGTTTCTATTTTTAAGGATTTGACGTCTTGAATCAATTGGTCAATCCTTAACATATCTGTCAAAATCTGTGTCGTTAACGGATCATTCTTTACTAACTCTGATGTTACAGTAACTTCGTTATCCGGGTTATTATCTTTTGTTGACATTTTGCACCTTTAAAATTTCTGTGTTTACGCCTTTTCCTTTTGTTCTAATTATTCCTCCTGCAAGTACTGTTTTATTAAAAATCTCTGACAGCATCTCTTCGGAGTATAACCCTGTTAAGTCATACGCAAACTTTAATACCCATCCTGAACACTTGAACTTTTTAGAACCAAAGAAATCTAATTTATTATCCTTGGCATTGATTGGCATTCCTATCATTACAGGCTGGCCTCTTAATCCTAACATCTGTATAACACTTTCTAAATCTTTTCTGGACTTAGAACGAAAATTCTCAGATGGTCTAAGATTAAGTTTTGTATACAATGTAAAAAATTCTAAATTAGTATCTGGATTTTCCAAATCATAATCAGTTAGTGTAGTATTCAAAACTGTATTCATAACAGTATTTATCTATTTGTGTTTCGATGTTGCAGTCAAAAGAAAACCAGGACTAGCCTGGTTCTCCTAAATCTATTTTGATTTATATTAAGTTTGTAATACAAACCCTGTTTCTGTTACTGCAGATGCTGAACAATCTGCTGTATCGGCTCCAACACTTGCGCCTAAGGCTCTAATACCTGCCTGTAGGTTTGTTGCTGTCCAATCGCTGTTTGCTATTGCGATTGAGAAATTGGAAGCATTTGCGTGATGATTAAAAATCACTGCTGTTCCTCTTTGCTCAATAACTTGTCTAACTTCTTCTAAAGAGTTAGCATCAGCACCATTATAACCAGTAACCAATGTATCACCGTTTTCAACTAAAAAGAATGATAAAACACCGTCTAAACTTTGAAAGTCTGTAGTGCTACCACCTGCTCTTACTTGTGCCATTTTATTTCTCCTAATTCTACGAGCATTTAAATGCTCTATATACTTATTTATCTACAGCCACAAAAAAGGGAGACATAAGCCTCCCTTTAAATTGTATAAAAACTAGTTCTTATAGGTCGAAAGCCGCTACTGTTACTGCTGACATTGTGATGCCATCTGTATCAGTAATTGCTTGTACAACGTCTTCTAAGTGAGCCGCTAAAGTTTCACTGTTTGATCCGTCGTATGTATCTGTTCCGTGCTCGCCTTCAAAAAGAATTTTCATTCCTTGTCCAGTACCACCCGTTGCATCTACGGCGCCTATAGCCACTGGTGTTAGACCTTCATTCATAATTGCTTTAATTATAACGTCAACCCCACCGTCAGCGGCAAGTTTTGCTGAGCAGTCAACTCCGAAGTCTAACTGAATACCTGCTAAAGGTGATCCGTTGTAATGACCTGGCTTAACTACACTACCTGTTGCTTTTGATTGTGCCATTTTATTTCTCCAATAAATGTTTGTTACAAGTATTTATACTTTCTAAGGATTTTTTCGGGGGTTATTTGTAAATTATTATTTTTGGTACTGAGGTCTATATTTCGCAGAGTTTTTGGAGTAGTTTTGAATTCCTTTGGAAATTCCGCTTACTCCTGGTATTTTAGTTACATCAGACATAGCCGCCTTTGCTAAGTCTTTGCCTGCAGACGCGGCACCAAATGCCGAACCTGATTGAATTGCAGAGCCAACTCCTTGCAATGCTTTAATTGTATCTACATCTCCTAATACATCACCTAATGTTTTGTCTCTGTAGTATTTAGGATCCATTAATCTTCTACCATCAGAACCATATCTCTGTCCTGGATTATCTGTACCACTATTTCCTGTGATATTTTGTAATCTTCTGTCTGTATCAGCCTGAGCCTGCTTGGTAATGTTTTTAAGGTCTTGTCTTAACTTACTCCACGTTTCATCTTGGTTAAGTTGACGTACAACGTCTGAGCCTCTTTGGCTCTTTGTGTCTAACTCTATACCTTGTTGTCTCAATAACATACCTGTTCTTTCCTGAGCAAGACCTACCACTGTGGCTTCATCTGCATCTGGATCTTGTGTTCTTACTATTTGATATTGCTGAGTGAACAGTTTTTGATATTCAGGATATCGGTTGAATAACTGAAAAATATCCCTAATTGCTTCTGCTTCTTTTAAAATCTGCTCTATTAACATAACTATATTTATCTATTTTTTATTTCTACCCAATGCCCAGTATGTACCTATTGCCGCTAAACTACCTGCAGTTTTGGGTTTTATCTTTCCTTTTGTTGCTTTTGGTAAAACTTTTGCCGCGGCATAACCTGCCACACCTGCGGCGGCTAACTTCTTAAACGTGCTTCTTTTTTCTGGATTGGTAAGTTCTGTTTCATCTGCTGTGGGCAAAATAAACTTCTTCTGCTTGGCTAAAGTCATTAATGGAGTATAAATTTCTCCTCCTATTCCTCTTGCCCTAACGGCTTGTAGTAATCTAGTAACTGCTAATTGCTTTTGTCTATATTTTACTTTGCCAAAGTCTTGTACAATTCTGCGTACTGCTTTATACGAACTGTCTACTATTAATTGATTCTCTAATCTCACAAAGTAAGTTCTAGCATAATCATCTAATCCCATAGCACCTCTAGATAGTTTTCTCATAAAGTCCATAAACATTCTATCATTAAAAAGTATTCTATCCTTCATATTTGAAGAATCTTTTATAGAGTTTGTTGAATGTTTTAAGGCGTGTACTAGCATATACAAGTCATTGTTATTACTTCTAGCCTGTCTAAAGTTGTTAAACTTTATAGTGTCTTTGGCATATTGCCTAGCAAAGTTCTTGTATGAATCTGTTTGACTCATCATATATAATGTAATTGTGTACAAATAAATCAAGTCTTTAATATCTTTGAAGTCAAAACTTTTGAAGTTCCGTGTACGTCTGTACAGTCTACTTTCATTAAGTTCATCTATAAATTTATACTGGCTTGATTCTTTACTGGTCATAACAGTATTTATCAGATATCAAATTTAATTTCTGGTACTAATATTGTTTGCTCTTGACGATACTTATTGAGTTGCACATTGAATGCAAGGGTTAATCTATCTTTGTTATCAGGAACTGGTGGTACCCAGTGCCATAAATCAGATTCAAATATAACTAAGTCTCCATCTTTGACTGCTGGAGAATATACATTATGTTGGAATGCTTTGTTAGGTGTAACTAGATTACGTTCTGTTAAAAATACTGTATTGATATCTTTACAGTTTCTCACATATATTATACCCGATATCCAACTGCCTTGATGGTTGTGAGGTACATTATAACCACCCTCGTCCATTACATTTAACCACATTGTATCGATACGATATGCTGGTTTTTGTGGTGTATAGAACTCACACACTTTGTCTATATAGGCATATAGTTTATCTTGAATGTGCTTGGGCCACTTGTCAGGCATACCAATAGTCTTTTGTTGACCATTTTGTAAAGACACTTTTCTTTGTTTTTCATTTAGATTCCAATCAGCAGTATCTTCGAACCAATCTAAATCTTCTTGAGTAAAGGCATTTTCTTCGAGGAAAAACCATTTAGGAAATACTGGAGTTGCTTTCATAATATTATTTAAGTAAAATTACTTTTGGAAGTTGAGATTACTGAAGTCTAATCTGTCTACCAGTTTGATTGCATTGCCTATTTTATCAACAGCAACAAACCCTTCTTCGCCTACTACTTCGAAACTGCCATCTTCTGTTCTAGTAAAAGTATCCATTACTCTTAATCTAGTTAGTTTGTTTCTTAATAGTTCTTTTGCTTTGATAAGTTGTAAGTACAATTGATATGTGGTCATAATATCCTGGATATTATCTCTTAAAAATCTCACGCCTTCAACTTCTTTTTGAATCCATTTTTCTTTTGTAGCAGGATTTGAAACACTATCCTCTGCGTCTTTCATTTTCTTTGTAAATCTTTGTATAAAAGTTTTAGCCATTTGTTGCGGATCCTGTGTGAACCCTGTTCCTGCTATAACACCTGCATTGATGGCTGACATCATTTCTTGCTTCAATTTAAATCTACTGAATCCACCTTCTGACATTTCTAAGAAGTCAAACACTTTTTTATCTATGCTGTTAAACAAGTTTTCTGATTGAGCAATAGTAAGTTCTAAATCTTTTGATTCTTTTGCCGTTAAGTTTACCATACCACTAACATCTTTTATAGTGGCATCTCTAAACCATACATTAGGTGTTTTTGTTAAACTGTCTGCATTAAAACCAAATTTGGCATCCATATCTTCTAATGTAGCACCTTTATATTCTGTGTGAAATACTATGCCTATTTTTGCACTCAGTATTTCATTTGCTAAATCACTTTGTTTGGGTACAGCATATATCAATGTGTTTGGTTTAAAAATAATAAAGTCTTCACCTTTGATGTTTGCTTCTGATATATCTTTGTCAGTAAAAATTAAATCACCTTGTAACACACCTTGTATGTTTAAGTCTTGTAGATGTGTAAAAGCATATCTAAGTTTTTCTCTTAACCCTTCTTTGCTGATGTTTTCGCCTTTTTGTGTTACGTCTGCGTGATACTCTTCTATGTCTGCTAAACTCTTATTCAGTTTAGGATTTTTGTTAAACACACCTTTAGTACCAACAAAAAACTTACCGTCAGCAGGATCCGTGCCTACAAAGACTGCAGGACTACCATCCCATTTGGTTGTGATATTCATTCCTGATTCGGAACTTCCTTTGAGCATATTGTACAAAGAATTTAGATAGTTGATACTGTCTTTTGCTCCTTGGTATCCTTCTTTGTAAATTAAATCTTCTAAGTGAGTTAAATGTGTATTCTTGCCTTCTAGTAAAAGATGTTCGAATACAAGTGTTCTAACCACTTTCTTTTTTATTTCTGTGAGTCTCATTATTTGTCGAAGTAATCAGGTTTAGTTTTACCTGGATCGTATGGCTTACCTTCTTTGTTTCTCCACTTATCAATAAAATCGCCTCCGCCTTTCCACATTCTTTTGAGAACAGTACCTACATTCATAGCACCTTTAAATATTCCCTGTTCGTGGTCTATTATTTCTAAACCATATAATCTTTCTATTGCTCTAGCATAAAGTAAATCGTTTTGTGAAGGATACCATAGTTCATCTTTTTTGTCTTGCACATACAACACACCGTCTTGTGATACTACTGCAAAGAATCTCTGTTTAACACTTTTATCACTGTTAGGACTTTGGCCTGGTTCTTTTTCACTGAGTCCTACTTTGGTTGGGGTAGGGTATTTTCCGCCATACATTTTCTCCCAATTTTTCTTGGTTTCGTCTGTGAAGTTGCCCCATCCTAAACCATCACCTCTTGCTACCTTTGAAGGTGCTCCTCTTTCTCCACTCTCAGGATCTGCTGGTCTAGGAACAACTGTGTCATCATTTGCTAATTCTGGATTTACAATTTGCACCGTTTGTGGATTAAGTTCAGGTATGTCTTCTAAATCTGTTCTAATAGGTTGATTTTCTTTTAGAGCCTTTCTAAATATACTTTCGTTGGATACTTTATCTCTAAACTTAAAATCATCTGGATATCCTGTTTGAATAGGAACTACATCTGCCTTTTTCTTTTTAGGTTTTACTTCAGGATCGTCAAAAGGCAATTCTTGTTGCATTTTGTTATAGGCTTTAGACAACTGTTTATCTTGCTTTTGATATTTGATTATGGGGTTGGTTCCTATAACATCAGCATCATCTGGTACTTGAACTTGTTTTGCAGGTTCTATTGTTACAAATTTCAATTCAGAATCTAAGTCTGATGATGTACTGCCAAAGTCAGGCATATATAAATCATTTGTAAAATAACCTAATCCTGCTAATCTATTTTTGATTGCTATTACCATATTTAAAGATTGTGGTATTCGTTTTATGTCTTCGACTTTATAATCTTCTTCTGGTTTATAATTTCGCAATGCCCATTTTCTTTGATCCATAAAACTTGGATCATCGCTTGAGAACTGGTCATAATAAGGTTTATAAAATTTATGTAATTTTTTATAGTAATTAATTATGCTGTTTTTATAATCAGCACTTAACCGTTCAGTGTCTGGTAGTTTATCCTGACCAGGCACTAATTTATTTGCTTGACCTTTTTTGACTTTGTCGGCGCCTGTGTATATAACGCCTTCTATATTTTCATCGTCTATAATTTTAACATCTTTGTCTCTAAAAGAGTCTACAAAACCATATACAGTATGTGCTTGGTCTTTGAAATAACTAGCCAGTACACCTTTATTTTTCTCTGCACCTAACTTTTTATAGTTTTGCTGTAATGTCGATACACCAACATCTTTGACAGATCCTATACCACTGAATGCATCAAACTTGCCTGGTGTTTTAAAAAGTATAATTGTTTTGTCTAAATCTTTAACGTCAGTAGAATTAAGTTTTTTATTTTTGATTTGTTTGTTTTTTAATGCCTGAGGATTATTTTCTGAATTTTTTGGATTTATTCTTTTAGGAGAGCCATCCGGATTGTGTGTTCTACCATATTTGTAATCCCACTCTGATTGGGT